AGTAAAGCAAAAATACGTACTTCAGAAAGAATATCCAATATTAGTAGGCGTCTTTATGTACAATGTCAGAATGTGTTTTGTTCTTGTGCTTTTAAAGTTATGTTAACTGCAGAAGCATTATCATCGGATGATAATGCTATTCATTAGGGAATGATTCTAAGCATAAATGTTTTCATTTGTCTATACATAAACGACAAATACTAACAATTTTATTCTTAACAATTTTATGTTTTGATTAGGGCATTCAACAAAAATAAATAAATTTAAGGAGGAAAAAATGAGTTTTTTACATGGTGTTGAACTTATAGAACTAAATGGAGGAACGCGGCCTATTGCTACGCCGAAGGCATCGGTTGTTGGATTAGTAGGTAGTGCAGAACAAGGACCTGTTAATGAACCTATATTGATTGAAGGTTCACGCTCGCAAGCAGTGAAGCTCTTTGGTGCTCAAGATGGGGTAAATACTATTCCAGATGCTATAGATGCTATTTTTGATCAAACAGGTGCTTTAATAGTAGTTGTTAATGTTGGTTCAAATTCTGATAAGAAAGGAGTAACTGCTACTGGTAATTTAGTTGCTGCAGATAGTCTATTTGACATTAGTACTCTTACATACGATGCAAACAAAATTGCTGGTACTAAGAAAAACCCTACAGTACTTAGTAGCGATGAAAAAACAACTTATGCTATTAACGCAGATTTTGTTGGTGTAAAGTCTATTACTGAAGAGTTAACTTTTGAAAGTGAAGCAGTTGCATTAAAATATGTACCATTTGCTGATGCAGTAACTGTTGAGGGTAAAACAGAGGAAACTGATTTTACTCTAGAAGGCAGTCAAGTTAGAAAAGTAGATGGCGCTGGTATTAATGATAGTGAGACGGTAAAAATAACTTACAACTATGCTACTGGAACTGGTGTTGAAAAAATAGGTGTAGTTGCTGAAAGTAATTTAGCTAAAGCAATAGCAAAAACTGCAGGAACACAGTTTAAAATTAGTATTAATTACACTGCTACACAAACTGCTGGTTTAATTTCTAAAAAAGAAATACAAGGTGGAATTCATGCAGCTACAGGTAAGCCAAAAGGTATTTTAGCTTTATTGGCTGCTCAAAGTGCTGTGCATGTAACTCCGCGTTTATTAATTGCACCTGGTTACACTCATGAAAAAACTGTATGTGATGAGTTATTATCAGTAGCTGAACGACTTAAATCAATAGTTATAGCTGATGGCCCTAATACAACTAATGCAGCTGCTAAAACTTATGCTAAGAAATTTGGTAGTCCACGTCTTTACCTAGTTGATCCACAGGTTAAGATTGATAATCTTGCTCAAGTTGCATCTCCTAGAGTAACTGGTGTAATTGTTAAATCTGATAATGAACGTGGTTTTTGGTATAGCCCTTCTAACCGTACTATATCTGGAATTACTGGAACTACTCGTCCAATAGATTTTGCTTTAGGTGATAAGAATGCAGCTGCTAATCTTTTAAATGAGAATAAAGTAACAACAATTATTAGTCAAGATGGTTACCGTTTATGGGGTAATCGTACAACTTCAGCTGATCCTAAATGGATGTTTATTAGTGTTAGACGTACTGCAGATATCCTTAATGATGCTTTATTAAGATCACATATGTGGGCAGTTGACCTTAATATAACAGCAGATTACATTACAGCAGTAGTAGATGGAGTAAATAAATATTTACGTCATTTAACTACTATAGGTGCTATTTTAGGTGGTAACTGTTGGGCAGATCCTGATTTGAATACTTCTGATCAGATTACTCAAGGTAAAGTAACTTTTGATTTTGATTTTACTCCACCATATCCAGCAGAACACATAACTTTTAGAAGTAGTCTAGTAGACAATTATATATCGGAGGTAATTTAAGATGAGTGATATAACAAATGCAGTACCTAGAGTACTAAGAAATTTTAATCTTTACTTGTTAAGTACTTCGTGGGCTGGTAAGTGTGAGGATGTTACTCTACCAAAAATAGCTATGAAAAAAGAAGAATACCGTTGTGGCGGTATGGATATTCCTGATGTATGTGATCAAGGAATGGAAGCTATGGAATGTTCTATGAATTTGTTAGAGTATGATGAAGGTATCATGCAACAATTTGGTGTTTTATCAGCACAGGATAACGCTGATGTAAAACTTAGAGGAGCTATAGCTGCTAATGATGGTACTACTCATCCAGTGCAAATAGACCTAACTGGACAGTGGTTAAATGTAGAAATGGGTACTTGGAAATCTG